CAGGTGTTGGCTTAATCTCTTACTTCTCCTTTAGATTAGGTCAAGAGGTTGGCTACGATCAAGGGCTGGTAGATGGTCGCACAGCTGTACGAAAGTATTACGAGCAGGTGGGTCGATGAAAGCAACTGAGGCGCTTATCAATGCAATCGACATTATGCAAGATCGTGGCAAGGTCTACGGTCATCCGAAAATCAATCAAGGTCGCATCGCTGCAAGGTTATCCTGTCTACTTGATTACCCAATCACAGACGCACAAGCTGCTCTTGCAATGGTCGAGGTCAAACTCGCCAGAATCACAGAAACACCAAGCCATGAAGATTCCTACATTGATGCAATAGCCTATTTGGCGATAGCAGTCCAATTACAAACAGAGGCGGATCAACTTTATGTTTAATCTAGAAGATTACGAGACAGTAGAAGTAAGACTGGAGAAGTTCATTAAGGACTTCCCAGATTTCCGAGTAGAGACCGAGTTAGTGAGTTTCCAAAATGACCGATACATTGTTAAAGCATGGATTTATCGTACTTTCGCTGATAGCACGCCGTTCTCCAGCGGACTCGCTGAGGAGACGATTAGCAGTCGAGGCGTTAATGCAACTAGCGCATTGGAAAACTGCGAGACTAGCGCGATCGGCAGAGCGCTTGCGAATGCTGGTTATGCAAGCAAGGGTAAGCGACCAAGCAAAGAGGAAATGGTTAAGGTCGCGAGAACAAAACTCGCAGAGCCAAAGCAAGACTATATCCCTGTCGTAAATGAATCTGATCCGTGGACTATTAAAACAGTCGCAGCACCAACAACCTCAGCCGAAGCAGTCGCTGTTGTGAAGGACATTATAGGCGGCACAACTGACAAGGATGTTCCACGCTGTCCTCATGGTGAAATGCATTGGGCTCATGGAATGACAAAGGCTAACAAGCCTTGGGGTCATTTCAAGTGCATGGCAGCAGCTACAGGTGAGATAAATCGATGCCCTAAAGGCGAAGATGTTATCTGGTATGAGATAAGTCCAGAAGGCAACTGGCGACCACAGAAGGCAAGGGCATAACTATGGGTGAAATGGTAATCTTTGATGATGGCACAGCAACCATCATGGGCGGAGAGCTCGAAGAACCGCAGGATATTGTTATCTATTGCGATCTTTGCAATGAACCTGTGGCTATTACTCCAGAGGCTAATGACCAGGTATTTGTTACCTGTCTAAGATGTCATGCAGTTAGCCATATTGCACTTAAAACATCGAAAGAAGCAGATGCCGAGCCAACACAGGAAACATAGAGGTTATGCGACCGAACGCTTAGTCGCCATGTACTTGCAGCAATGGTGGCACGCAGCTAGTGTCGGTCGTGGTCAAGGCGAGGACATTCTCAATGTTCCGTTCGACATTGAGATTAAGGCTCGTAACTCACTTGACATCAAAGGGACACTACGCCAGATCAAGGCACGCACAGACAAGTCAGGGAAGCTTGGCTTTGCGTGTTTCAGACTAAATGGTCAAGGGGAAGCATCAGTCGGTGAGTTCGTCTGTATGTTGTCATTAGTCGATCTGGTGCAGTTACTTCGTAAGGCAGGTTACACAAAGATTCCAGTAGATATTGACTGGGAGAAGTCCATGATCAGATGTACTGATTGTGGTAATTGGAAAGTAAAGCATTGGGAGTGTAAAGCCTGTGGGAAAGAAGAAGCCGATAATGCCAATGTATGAATATCGTTGCCCTATTTGTAATACTCAAATGGAGTTAGAACTATCTATGGATCATGACTTAGTTCGATGCACAGATTGTGGCGCACAGGCTAATCGCATCTATTCAGTACCTGGCATTGTATTCAAAGGAAAGGGATTCTACTCAACCGATAAGTGATGTAACTCACATATTCATTATGTCCCAATATGTCCTAATTTAATATGAAATGAGGTCTTGACATGACCAGTACACTCAGAGGGCTAGAGCACATCAGGTGCTCAGAGCGAACCGCTAAGCGGACAGTTCGCTCGGTAGCAATCGTGTTAGGGGCAGCTCTATGCTTCAACATGGTTTCAGCTGCAAGTGCGACAAACGATCCTAATAAACGCATTACATCTAAGCAATATGCTAAAGGACAATTAACAGTTAAATTGTACAAATGTGTAGCTGTATTGTACGGAAAAGAATCAGCATGGAACTGGAAAGCAGTAGGTAACTTAGAAGGTACTCATCGAGTATATGGAATACCACAAGGTAAGAGTGAGTGGTTAAGAACAGCAAACCCACTACAACAGGTAGATTGGGGACTTCGCTATATTGGACATAAATATGGCTACACTATGACTCATGAAGGTAAGCAACCCAATACATGCAAAGCCTTAGATCATTGGAAGCGTAAAGGATGGCATTAGATAAACTCAATAGCCGGAAGTATCGCAACCACAAAGAGCGAGTGTTCGCTCGTGATGGTAGGCAATGCAGGTACTGTGGCAATGATGAGAACTTGCAAGTAGATCACATCATTAGCCGTAAGAACGGTGGCACTCATGACATGGATAACCTTCAAGTATTGTGTCGTGATTGTAATTTGCGTAAATCAAGCAAGGATGAGGGTGTTTTTTTAGCACAAGCGGCTACCCCCCCTGTCTTTTCATCCCGTATATCCCCGATGCAGTCCGAACCCATGCAAGATAGTCCGTTTAAGATTCGACCTAATCCAAGTCAATGACAGATAAACCCAAAAGAGTCCAACCCCTACGAGGGGCAACTGAACCGAGGGTTCACAGCCCACTTCTCAAGGGCAAATCTAGAGCTAGTGAAGTTCTAGAGATGATTGACCGTCTAAAGATGGATGAACTGATGCCTTATCAGAAGTTCGTCCTCAATCAGATGCTTATGGTCAATAAGAAGAATCAATATCGGATCAAGACCGCGCTGCTTTTGATAAGTCGTCAAAACGGAAAATCACATTTAGGCAGAGTCCGAATCATCTGGGGAATGTTCTATGGTGGCGAGAAGAAGCTCATCATCATGTCTGCTAACCGCGCTACATCGCTGATGCTTTTTCGAGAGATAGCCTGGATCATAGAATCAACGCCGGAACTTAAAGCAATGACTAAGGCAATCCGTTATGCCAACGGTGGCGAACGAATAGAGCTACTCAATGGCGCAACGCTCGATGTCATTTCAGATAACTCATCATCTCCTCGTGGTCGAACAGCAGACTTCTTATGGATTGATGAAATCCGCGAAATCTCAGAAGATGGCTACAAAGCAGCTGTGCCAGTAACAAGAGCCAGAGCAAATGCTCAGACATTCCTAACTAGCAACGCAGGCGACCATTTCAGTAGCGTACTCAATGGCTTAGTCGAACGAGCAAAAGATTATCCGCCGGAAACCTTTGGCTATTACGAATACAGTGCTCCTCAGTATTGCAAAATTGACATTACTAGCGATTACTTTTGGAAAAGCGCTGTTGCACCCAGTAATCCTGCACTTGGCTACATAATTACAAAAGAATCGATTGAAGAAGCAATAGCGACTAACCCAATCGAGCAGACAAGAACAGAAACGCTGTGTCAATGGATTGACTCGCTGCAATCGCCCTGGCCGCATGGAGTCTTGGAAGAAACATCGGATAACACACTTGAAATGGCTGTGGGCGCTTATACAGTCTTTGCATTCGATGTTAGCCCATCAAGGCGTAACGGATCGCTGGTTGCAGGTCAATTATTGCCAGATGGTCGAATCGGTATCGGAATCCTAGAAACCTACAGCTCTCAGATGGCAATTGATGAATTAAAGATGGCAGCTAGCATCAAAGCCTGGTGCGACATCTATAAACCGCGATTGGTCTGCTTTGACAAATACGCCACACAAACGATTGCAGACAGACTATCTCAGGCTGGTGTAATGACAGAGGATGTGTCAGGTCAGCAGTTCTACAAAGCCTGTGGTGACTTATTAGAAGGCTTGGTCAATCATCGCGTGGTTCACAATGGACAGGCAGAATTGATCCAACAAATGAATAACTGCGCAGCTAAGGTCAATGACTCTGCTTGGCGAATTATTAAGAGAAAATCAGCCGGTGACATCTCAGCACCTATCGGCTTGGCAATGGTTGTTAGCAAGTTGATGCTTCCTGCTCCAAAGCCTCAAATCATCACCTAGACACGAAACCCTTAAATTGTCAAGTATTAGACAAAGTGTGCTAATATGTAAACATGGGTCGCTTACTGCAAACATTCGGACTACAAACTAAACCTTTACTCGAAGCACAGTCAGCACCCCAAGTTTTAGGCGAATACTCGCCTTATGCAATGCCGTTTCAGTATGCTTATGTTTCGAGAGAAGAAGCTTTAAGCGTTCCAGCATTACAACGATGCCGCAATCTTCTAGCAGGCACAATCGGCGCAATTCCTTTAGAGCTTTATCGCAAATCTACAAATGAAGAAATTGGCTCACCAGTATGGTTAGAGCAACCTTCATATTCACAACCACGATCAGTAACAATTGCTTACACGGTCGAGTCGCTACTTCTATATTCGCAAGCTTTCTGGAAGGTCGTCGAGGTCTACAATGAGGACGGACGACCATCACGCTTTGAATGGATTGCTAACAATCGCGTAACCACTACACTTGATAGCACGAATACATTTGTTAAATCTTATGCAGTAGATGGACACACACTTCCAATGGACGGATTAGGTTCACTAATCACATTCCAATCATTGCTTCCTGGAATCTTAAACACTGGTGTTCAAACAATTCGCGCAGCCATCGATGTCCAAAAAGCGGCTGCAATTGCTGCACAAACTCCAATGGCTAGTGGCTATATTAAAAACAATGGGGCAGACCTTGATCCAAAGGAAGTTCAAGGATTATTAGCTGCTTGGAAAAATGCTCGAAATAATCGTTCAACTGCTTTTTTGACATCTACTCTTGAATACAACGCAGTTTCATTTTCACCAAAAGACATGATGTATAACGAAGCAATCCAAAATCTTGCTACTGAGATTGCCCGTCTTTGCAATGTTCCTGCTTACTATGTTTCAGCAGAGATGAACAATTCAATGACTTATGCCAACGTTCAAGACGAGAGGAAACAGTTCCTTCTTCTATCCTTGCAACCTTACATCAGCGCGGTTCAGGACAGGCTCAGCATGGACGACATAACTCCAAGAGGACACGTTGTAAAATTTGACATTGACAAAAACTTCTTAGCGGTTGATCCGTTGCAAGAATTAGCAGTAATTGAAAAATTGCTATCGCTTGGACTCGTTACAACAGAACAAGCTATGGAAATGACAGACCTAACACCTAATGGAAGCAATGGTATGGAATGAACCAGATCGTAACTCTTACGGCTGAACTTACAGCGGATTCCGCTAGTCGCACTATCTCTGGCAAAATTGTGCCATTGAATGTTGAAGCAGGTTCAACCAACTACGGCAAAGTAATCTTTGAATCAGGATCAATCGAGATTCCAGAAGCCAAGTCAATTAAGTTGCTTAGCCAACACGACACAAAGAAGCCACTTGGTCGCGCAGTTAGTTTCTCAGAATCAGAAGATGCAATTAACGCAGTATTTTCAATTAGCCGTTCACAACGCGGCACAGAAGCACTTATCTTGGCAGAAGAAGGATTGCAGTCCGGACTCAGCATTGGTGCAGAAGTATTAAAGTCAAAGATTAAGGGTGGCGTGACTTATGTATCCGCTGCTCGCTTAGTCGAAGTAAGTTTAGTAACAGAGCCAGCCTTCAAGTCTGCTCAGGTTACTGATATCGCAGCAGAAGAAGCCGAAAAGGTAGAAGAAGCTGTATCCGAAACCAAACCAACAGAAAGCGAGATAGCCAACGTGGAAAATACCACTCCAGCCGTCGAAGCAACACCAGTTGAAGCACCAGCGGTTGAAGCTGCTCGCCCAACTGTAACAGCAATGGCTTACACAAAGCCACGCATTGAAATCACAGCAGGAAAGTATGCTGAACAAACAATCCGTGCAGCACTAGGCGATGAGTCAGCTCGTCAATACCTACGCGCAGCAGATGACACAACAGACAACGCAGGTTTAGTTCCTACTCGTCAGTTGTCAGAAATCATCAACCCACTCGGTACAACAATCCGTCCATCAATCGATGCAATCTCTCGCGGAGTGCTTCCTGATGCAGGTATGACATTTGAAATCCCAAAGATTACACAAATGCCAACAGTTGCAATCGAGCCAGAAGGTGACGCATTCAGCGACACAGATCAGAATGCTTCATTCCTATCAGTTTCAGTTCAAAAGTACGCTGGACAACAGACATTCTCTGTTGAACTTCTAGACCGTACATCTCCAGCCTTCTTTGATGAGCTAGTGCGCAACATGGCAGCAGCTTACGCAAAGGCAACAAACGCAGCAGTAAACGCAGCACTTATCTCAGGTGCTTCACTTGATGCTACAACAGTTGCAGCATATCCAACAGCAGCAGAATTGCTAGGAATTGTTGCACGCGGTTCAGCTTCTGTTTACGGAGCAACAGCAGGACTTCCAAACCCATTCGCTCGCAACATGGTCGTATCAACAGGACAATGGTCAAACATCATGTCATTGAACGACAATGGTCGCCCAATCTACACAGCATCACAGCCAATGAACGCAGGCGGAGCAGTAGCGCCTACATCACTCACAGGCAGCGTCGCAGGACTCAACTTATTTGTTGATCCTACAAACGGTGGCGATGGCGATGGAACAATCCTTATCGTGAACCCAGATGCTTACACATGGTATGAGTCACCAACATACCGCCTTCGTGCAGAATCAACAGCTAACGGATCAGTAACAATCGGTTACTACGGATTCGGTGCAATCGCAACTAAGGTTGCAGCTGGTGCGTTCAAGAACAACAAGGCATAAGTAACACCCTAAGTCGCTGGGAGTGGGGCGCAGCCCTTGCTCCACTCCCAGTCTTTAGAAAGGATTGCAGATGGCATTGACAACAGTTTCAGAACTCCGCACAACTCTCGGAGTCGGTACGTTGTACACAGATGCCGTTTTGCAGGAAGTGTGTGACGCCTCAGATGCAGTCCTACTTCCAATGTTGTGGGCTCCTAAATGGTTTCCTGTAGCGCATAGCAATGTTGTAGGCACAGGAACTTTATACTTTGATATTCCGGTACGAGAGATTTTCTATGTTGGTCAGACTGTAACTATTGCAAACTCAGGTACTAAATACAATGGTTCTAAGACCATTACAGCAGTTGAAACATATTCGATTTCATTTACAACGACTCACACAGTTGTACAACCTAAACACCCTATTGAGCCATTCGGTACAGTCACAGGCGAAACTTACACAGACTGGACAACAGATACAGCAGTCCAGAACGCAGCTCTTATGATTTCAGTTGATATCTGGCAGGCTCGCACAGCTACTCTTGGCGGCTCAAACTTGGTAGATTTTCAGCCCTCACCATACAGAATGTCCGCGCAGCTACTGGCGAAAGTGCGCGGGCTCATTGCTCACGCCCTTGATCCGCGTTCGATGGTCGGATAATGCCAGTTGCTCTTACTACTCTTAGAACCACGATTGCGACTGCTTTAGTCGATAACTCTAAGTGGCAAACCTTTGCATTCCCACCAGCAACAGTCTTAGCTAATTCAGTTATTGTTGCACCTGATGATCCATATTTAGAGCCTAATAACAATCAACACAACACTATTGCTCCTACTGCTAATTTTAAGATAATCATCACCGTGCCTTTATTTGATAATGAAGGCAACCTCAATGGAATTGAAGATGCCTTAGTTGGCGTGTTCAACAAACTCGCAGCATCTTCATTAGTTTATAATGTGGGTGCAGTAAGCCAGCCAAGCGTTCTCAGCGCAGCATCTGGTGAATTGCTTTCTTGCGAGATGTCCTTATCCGTTCTAACCACCTGGAGTTAATATGTCCGAATGGGAACTAGAGAATGAAGCCTTCCTGAAGAAAATCGGGCAGGTTAGCACACCAGCACCAAAGCCAGCATCTACTAAGAAAGACGAGGAATAATCCTAATGGCTGTATTTCTGAATAACAATGTCGGCGTTAAGATTAACACCGTTGATCTAAGCGACCATGTAACAGCAGTAACAATCAACCGTTCATTTGATGAACTCGAAGTAACAGCAATGGGTGACAACTCACACAAGTTCGTAAAGGGCTTGGAAGCATCTACTGTAACAATCGACTTCCTAAATGACACAGCATCAGCGAATGTCCTTGCGACACTTCAAGCTGCATGGGGAACGACAGTAACCTGCGTATTCCTACAGACAAAGGGAACAGCAGTTTCTGCTACAAACCCACTTTACACAGTTTCATTGTTAGTCAATAACACAACAGACATCAACGGTGCTGTTGGCGATATTGGTACACAATCAATCACATTTACTGCAAACTCAACCATTGCAGTAGCCACAACAGGTACTTTCTAAACAACTAAACAAAGGGGCACAGCATGGCAAAGTTAAAAGTAACAAGGGCAGATGGATCAGTTGGGGAATACCCAATCACTCCATTGGTGCAGTACGGTTTTGAGATTTACGCTAAGAAGGGCTTTCACAAAGCGTTTATCGAAGATCAGAAGCAAAGCGATATCTTCTGGCTAGCCTGGGAATGTATCCGCCGTTCGGGTGAAACTGTTAAGCCATTCGGAGAACAATTCATTGAAACCTTGACAACAGTCGAGGTACTAGATGATGACCCTTTGGCTTAGGGCGCGACTCGATCACCTATCTGATTGCTAAATTAAGTGTCAGACTCGGGATCGCGCCAACACAATTATTAGAGCTAGATGAAGTAATGCTAAGGAACTTAATTAGAGTTCTAGAAGAAGATGCGAAGGAGATAGCGAATGCCAACAGAAGTAAAGGGCGGCATCGCACTTCGTAAGGCATTGCGGAAGTTCACTCCAGACTTAGCCAAAGAAACACAAAAGGAAATGGCTACCCTGCTAAAGCCAATAACTGCTAAGGCGCGTGGCTTTATTCCTGGTACTGCTCCACTTAGCGGCTGGGGCAAGCCTGCATCTACTGGCAAATTTCCACGATATTCAGCTGGTGAAGCAAAGCGTGGCATTGGCTACAAAACAACACCTTCACGCCCTAATCGCAAGGGCTTTCGTTCTTTGGCTCAAATCAATAACAAGTCCGCAGCCGGTGCTATTTATGAAACAGCAGGTCGCTTGAACCCTAACGGTCGCGAACAAGCTAAAAGACGCGAAGTGAACATTCCTGGCATGAATTCAGTTTATTCAACCAGCACAGGTAAGAACTATGGCAAAAGCAATAACCCAGAGGCAGGTTCTCTATTTATCCAAGCCCTTAATGCGCAGGGTGAAATTAAGAATGCCTACACACGAGTGGCAGGTCAATCTGGTCGCGCTTCTCGTAAGATGAAAGGTCGCGCCATTTACCGTGCATGGGCAGAAGATCAAGGCAAGACCAATGCAGCAATTATAAAGGCAATCGAAGTTTCTCGGGATAAGTTTAATAAGGCGGTGGGATACTAATGGCTGATGTAAAAATAGATATAGCTGCCGAATTTACCGGCAATAAGGCATTCAAGCAGGCAGAAACCACAACTCAGAAGCTAGAGAAAAGCGTTGCAAAGTTAGGTAAGCAATTACTTGGAGTCTTTGCTGCTGGCAAATTACTGTCATTTGGTAAGCAATCAGTCAAGGCTTTTGCAGCTGATGAGAAGGCTGCACGATCTCTTACATTGGCTTTGGCTAATACAGGCAACGCATTCGCAGCCATCGAGGTTGAGAAGTTTATTGGTGACTTACAGCGCGCTACTGGCGTTCTTGATGACCAATTACGGCCGGCTTTTAGAACTTTACTTACAGCGACAGGCAATGTTAAGAAGTCACAGGATGGCTTAGCCTTAGCCTTAGATATTGCAGCAGGTACTGGCAGAGATTTAGGCGCAGTATCTTTGGCACTTGCAAAGGCTTATGGTGGTCAGACCACAGCGCTTAGCCGTTTAGGTGCAGGCTTATCTAAAGCCACACTTGCATCTGGTGATTTAGACTTAATCACAGCAGAACTTACAAAGAAGTTTTCTGGTCAGGCTTTAGCTGCTGCGGAAGGCTATGCAGGATCAATAGCAAAGCTTACAGTTGCTTCTGAAAATGCTAAAGAGATTATCGGCAAAGATTTACTTGACGCTATGCAACTTATCGCAGGCAAAGATGGCATCGGCGGAGCTACTACTGCAATGGAAGGCTTTGCAACTCAAGTCGGTAACGCTATCTATGGCGTAGGCGTTCTCATAGCCAAGTTAAGAGAAATACCTGGAGCAGGTGTTATATCCGATTTCTTAACAGCGCCTACTGGCGCATTAGCGTTGCTTTCTATGTTCGGTCGCAATCGCAAAGCCACAGCAGCAGGAACTCCAGCCCAATCGCCTGGACAACGCGCTGCAATAGACAAAGCCAACAAAGATGCGCTCAAAATACAAAGAGAACAAAATAACTTAAAGAAGATAGATAATGCCAATACAACTAGAAAACTTGTTCTTACAGGCGATGAACTAGCGTTAAAAGAGCTGGAAAAGAAGTTTGATGTAGAGCGTGTTGGCTTATATGCAGCACTAAATCAATCTACAAGCGAAGAAACTAATATGCGGCTTTTGTCACTTATTGCTATTAAGGATCAAAACACGGCTTTAGCAGGAATGATTAAAAAAGCCAATGAAACAGAAAATGCTTTTGAAGCGCTTATCGAAGCAATACGAGCGTCAATTAGATCGATGCTAGATAAAGTTGCAGCCGAAGTTAATCAGTTGCAAGCATTGACAACAACTGGAGCAAATACACCAATAGAACAGCAAAGAGCTATTGTTCGTGAAAAACTTAATTTAGCAATGCCAGACCTTTCAGCACTCCAAAATAGGATTGCAATGAGTAATGCGTCAATAGGTGGAGCTTCTAACATGTCACCAAACATCAATATACAAATTAACCCAGCGGTTGCAGGGCTTATCGATGTCATTCAGAATCAGTCAGCATCTGGCATTTCACCTACCGTCAATCGAATCAATAGTTCATATATCGCATGAGTTATCCAATCACAGTCAATACTGTTGTTGATTTCAGCAACGGTGCAACCTTTGGAATCCCTTTCACAATAGGTGATCCTGTAAATGGCATTCTTGGAACTGGCACACTTGGTGATGCAACTTCTGGGATATTGACAGTTGATGTATCTAATCAAGTGGGCAAAATTTCTATCAGGACAGGTTACAACCTTCTACAGGATCAGTTTGAAGCCGGTCAGGCAACAATTAGAATCTTTGACCAAAACGGTGACTGGAACCCGGATAACCCGTCAAGCCCATATGCAGGCAAACTTCTTCCAAACCGTAAGGTTCGTATATCTGCTACCTATGGTGCTAACACATATTGGTTGTTTAGCGGTTATACATCTGCTTACAACTATTCCTATCCTAAAGACCAAGAGCTTGGTTATGTAGATATTTCATGCACCGATGCTTTTAGATTATTTAACCTATCTAACATCACTACAGTCGCCGGAACTTCAGCTGGTCAAAAGACTGGTACTCGTATAGAGAATATCTTGAATCAAATTTCTTGGCCGCCAACTATGAAAACTTTAGACACAGGCGATACATCGGTTCAGGCTGATCCAGCGACAGCTAGAACATCACTCCAAGCCATGAAGAATTGTGAGTTCTCGGAGCAAGGTGCTTTCTACATATCAACCGAAGGTCAGGCTGTATTTAAGAGCCGCAGCAATCTACAGAAGATGGCTGGCGGTGCAGAAACTTACTTCTCCAACGCTGGTGATGGCATTGGCTATTTCAACATTACAACTGCCCTAGATGACAAGCTTGTAATCAATCAAGCCAACATCACCCCTATTGGTGGCACGACACAGAGCGCATCAGATGCCACATCGATTGCTACCTATTTCCCACACAGCATGAATCAACCCAACCTAGTCGTCCAGACCGATGCAGAAGCCCTAAATATCGCTAAGACTTATGTCGTGACTAGAAAAGATACATCGCTGAGAATCGACAATTTAACCTTAGATTTGACAACGCCTGATTACGCAGCAGGTATTACAGCAGCTTTGAGTCTTGACTATTTCAATGTGGTCAGAATCAAGAATGTCCAGCAAGGAACTACCTTCATTGAAAAAACGCTACAAGTTGTGGGAGTAGCCCATGAAATTACACCTACTGACTGGCGTACCAGTTTCATAACATCAGAACCCATCGTCGATGCTTTCATCATCGGCAGCTCGGCGTACGGTATAATCGGCACGTCGGCAATGACTTACTAGGAGAATATAATGGCAACAGGATTTCCAGCAGCAACAGGAGATGTTCTATCCGCTGCTATGTATAACGGACTAGTTTCATTCACCCTGAATGTACAAACTGGTGCAACCTACACAACAGTCTTAAACGACTCATACCAGGTACTTGTAACAATGAACAACGCATCTGCTAATGCTTTTAAGATTCCAACAAACGCATCAGTAGCACATCCAATAGGTACTGTAATTACAGTTCTTAACATCGGTGCTGGACTATGCACAATCTCAGCTGTAACACCAGGTACAACAACCGTGTTATCTGCTGGAGCAACAGCTGCTTCACCAACTCTCGGGCAGTACAAATCAGCAGCTTGCATCAAAACAGCAACTGATACTTGGTACGTCATTGGAGCAATCGCCTAATGATTGGCAATTTAGTTACTTCTCTAGGATCAGGAGCTGTACCAGTAGTTTTTACTACTGAGTATCTTGTGCTTGCAGGTGGCGCAGGCGGTGGAAGTTACGGCGGTGGCGGTGGAGCTGGTGGTTATAGAGCATCCAGTCTTAGCACTTCAACAACTTTGAGTTATACATGCACAGTTGGTGCAGGTGGCGCAGGCGGTGGTTCTAACTCAGATGGATCAAACGGTTCTAATTCTGTCTTTGACACAATTACATCTACTGGTGGTGGCGGTGGTGGTGGTTCAGCAGGCTATGGCGGAAACGTTGGCTTAAATGGCGGTTCTGGCGGTGGTGGCGGTATCAATGGAAACAACTCCACAACAAGAGCAGGTGGAAGTGCAAGTCCTGCTGGGCAAGGTTATGCAGGTGGTTCAGGATTTGGCAGCACATCATTAAACCGCGCAGCAGGCGGTGGCGGTGGAGCAAATGCTATTGGAACAGACGGTTCTGGAACTGCTGGCGGTAATGGCGGTAATGGTACTTCATCAAGCATTACGGGAAGTGCAGTAACTCGCGGTGGCGGTGGTGGCGGTGGAACTGAAGGTCGTGGTTCAGCAACTGCTGGAAATGGTGGAACAGGTGGTGGCGGTGCTGGTGGTGCTAGTACTGGAACAGCTGGAACAACAAATCTTGGTGGCGGTGGCGGTGGCGGTGGCTACAGCGGGGGTCCTCAAAATGGCGGCGCAGGTGGTTCAGGTGTTGTAATTCTTAAATATCCTGATACTCGCACAATCACCATTGGTGCAGGATTAACTGGTTCTACAACAGGCCCTAGCGGTGGATACAAAATAACAACATTAACTGCTGGAACAGGAACGGTGATTTTCGCATAATGGCACACTACGCGTTCTTAGATGAAAATAACATTGTTACTGAAGTTATTACAGGTATTGATGAAACCGAACTTATTGATGGTTTAGATCCTGAAACTTGGTATGGCAACTTTAGAGGTCAAGTCTGCAAGCGTACTTCTTATCATGGAAACATTCGTGGCATTTATGCTGGAATAGGTTTTATTTATGATGAAGTTCAAGACATTTTTATTAACCCAAAGGAAAATGATGAAGCCGCTGCTCTGTAAAGCAGGACAGCAACTTCGAGAACAAATCGATGATTCATTTCCTGAGCGTTCACGCAAAAGCGATGGTTGGATAGGCGATGCCGCACACTCCAATCGTAAGAGTGACCACAATCCCGATCCGTCTAACGGAATCGTCAGGGCTATTGATGTGGATAAAAACTTCGACTCACGCCCCAGCACAGGTGCTTATCTTGCCGACCAAATACGCGAATGTGCCAAGAAAGACCGCAGAGTGTCCTACATCATTTATGCAGGAAAGATTACATCGAGAAAATCACTTTGGCGTTGGGTCAAATATAAAGGAATCAATTCTCATCACGCTCATATCCATATTAGTTTTACTAAAGAAGGCGACCAAAACGGTAGCTGGTTTGATATCCCGATGCTAGGAGCAGATAGATGAACGACCTAAAAACAGCAGCAGGCTCATGGGCTAGAGCATTCTTAGTAGCAGTTCTCTCATTAGCAGCAGCTGGTGTTACAGAGCCAAAGGCGTTAATCGCTGCTGGACTTTCATCATGCTTGCCACCAATCATTCGTTGGTTAAACCCTAACGACTCAAGCTACGGCATCAAAGCATAATGACTGCCCTTAACTGGGCGGCTCTCGCAGTTGCAGTCATCTCAATCGTCACAGCCTTTGCAGGATCAATCCGCTGGCTAGTGAAGCATTACTTGAATGAACTAAAACCTAACGGTGGTTCGTCAATGAATGACAGATTGAATCGACTTGAAGGGCGTGTCGAAACAATCATTTCTTTATTGGAGAGGTGACAATTTACACATGGCAAGAAAAGCAACTAAGAAGCTAACGGATGAAGGTTATTCCAAGTTAGATGCGTGGGCTATTGGCGTACATGAAATGTATCGTGCATTGCGCAGAGCAGGCTTCCCAGTTGATTTGGCACTTGGCATAGTTACTGAACCTCAGGCTTATCCTAACTGGATACTTCCATCGCCTATTAACCCAAATATCCCAGAGCCAGACTGGTATGACGATGAGGATGAATGAAAAGAACTGTTGTAGTTCCAGACTTACAAGTTCCCTATCACGATCCAGTAGCAGTAAAAAATGTTGCAGCGTATATTAAAGCTGTACGCCCCGATTCTGTCGTCACTCTCGGTGATGAAATCGACTTACCACAGATTTCCCGATGGACAGAAAACACTCCAGGATGGTACGAACAGACACTAGCTGCCGACAGAGATGAAGCAGTTGAAGTTCTTTGGTCATTGGTTGAGCACACTAAAGATGCTCACATGATCCGCAGCAATCACACAGATCGTCTTTACAATGTCATAATGAAGAAGATTCCAGCCTTCTTAGCATTGCCTGAGTTGCGCTTCGAGAAGTTTATGAAGCTCGATGAACTAGGAATCACCTACCATAAGAAGCCCTACGCCATCGCTAGAGGCATTATTGCCCTACATGGTGATGAACAGTCCGTCAAGCCCACACCTGGTCTTACAGCCCTTGAGGCGGCTCGTAGGCATGGTATTAGCGTTATATGTGGACACACTCACAGAGCAGGTCAATCAGCCTTTACAGAGGCTTCTGGGGGCAAAATAGGGCGTATCCTGAGAGGCTGGGAAGGTGGGCATCTTATGGATGTCCGACAGGCTCATTACACTAAAGGCACGATGAACTGGCAACAGGCGTTCATCATCATTGAGGAAATAGGCACAAATGTGCAGGTCAGCATCATTAACCTAGAAAAGGATGGGACATTCGTTGTGTCAGGTAAGAGATACGGGCGCGCTCGGTAACGACATATCCAGAGACATTGATGACCATATGGATGAGTCAGAATTGTTACCGTTTCGTTATCAAAATCTACTGAATAAATCCCACTAGCTGTGCAACACTCTTCCTGTTCCCGAAATACGGGGCAAGAAAGGGCAAAATGATTATCAATTCATTAACAATTCTGCTGGTGACAGGTGTTGGCTTAATCTCTTACTTCTCCTTTAGATTAGGTCAAGAGGTTGGCTACGATCAAGGGCTGGTAGATGGTCGCACAGCTGTACGAAAGTATTACGAGCAGGTGGGTCGATGAAAGCAACT